TGTTGGACTCGATGTCAGTAGTCTCCCCTCGAAACATCAGCTGTTGGCCCTGTTATCTAGCATCTCTCATGAGAATGCAACGATAGACTGGCGTTCAGCTTCTGATTGTGTATCGATCAAGCTATTGGAATGGCAATTGCCAGGAAAATGGTTTGTAGCTATAGATCGTGTCAGGTCGCCTAACACCTCGATAAGAGGTGAGCAGGTTCCCCTTCATATGATCTCTAGCATGGGTAACGCGGTAACTTTTCCGCTTGAGACTCTAGTCTTCTGGACTATAGCACACGGAACAATCCTTACCTTGGATGGATCTTGCTCTCTCACGCCTGAATGGTGTGATTATAAGAGGGTTTCCGTTTTCGGTGATGATTGTATTGTGCCGGACTACTATGCTGCAGATTTTATCTCAGCATGTGAGTACGTTGGATTCGAGGTTAATTTAGATAAAACACACCTCGGTCCTGATAGTTTCAGGGAATCCTGTGGGGGGGATTACCTCTCAGGATACAGTACGCGCCCCTTTAACTTGCGGGCGCCCCATAGTTCGAAGCTAAGCTCTCTTGAGCCTTGGCTCTATATCATGATGAATTCCCTCTTAGAGAAGTACAGATCGTACTTCGGGGACCTAAATTATGTATATAGGGCTAGCGCTTTTATGAGTGTGATGTCAGAGCTATTCGCGACGTACGGCTTAAAATTGAAAGTCGTGCCATCGCACTATCCTGAGGATTCAGGTCTATGTCTTAATTTTGACATAGATAGATTACTCACTAACTATGAGTTCGAACTGGATCCTGTATATAGAGATCAGCATGGAACCTACATGTTTAAATTCCTCCGGTTTAATTATCAATCGGTCGGTTATATACATGGAGGCATCCGGTGGTCCGCGTTGAAACATACGATGGAGCGCCAGCGAGTTCTTAACCTCGCTAATGATGGCTCTACACCGTGGTACTCCTACCTCCCAAAGAAAGAGGATGGACGAGCTACGGATGCCTGGTTATATAAGACCAGAAGGATAGGTGGATATGTTGTCGGAAAGGGTCTTGATTCCGCTTGGGATCAAGGTCCACAATCTCAATGTAAGGAAGTTAACTCCCACAAACGTAAAAAGATCTATGTGACCGACGCCGGGAAAGACCCGGTCAAGGGCCGTAGGCCTAAACGTATTGTGAGGAATCTCTCCCCAAACTGAGGTTGACGAAGCCA